CAGCTTACCCACACACATGTGGTCGGGTTGGACGGGTGGACGGATTGAGTATCCATGCGGGTTTGCGACGTCCACCCCCCGTCCACCACCGGTCCAACACCACGTTTTTTCAGGAGCACAGCGATGAGCCAACAAGCCAGCCAGCCAGCCGCGAGGGTGGATCTTCGTCAGCACATGCCGGAAACCGCCAAGTGGGTCGATCAGAAGCGCCAGGAGCTGGGCGCAGAGTTCGTCAACGGGTGCATCCGGCGTGCCCTGAAGGGCGAACCAGGCTTCTTCTATGCCATCGAGCGGGGCCATGTGCTGGGCACACCGTTCCCGGCCACGTCACCCGTTGCAGATTCACAGGCCTACGCCATCACCATGGGCTGCACGTTTGCAGGCTTCATTGCGACACCGGCAGCACCAGGGGGCAACGATGGCGCGCATTGAATGGGTCAAGCAACGGCTGGAAAACTGGGCACGGTGGTCGCAGCAAACAGAGTCGGGTGCCCTTGGGTATCCAAAGCAAAGCGCCTTCGCCCGCATGGGGCCATCTGGTGGCCGCAATGAGGGCATGGTGCCTGTGTCAGACCTGGAAGCCAGTGAGACCGACGATGCGGTGAAGTCCATGCAGTTCACCCAGTCGCACCTGTACCTGGTGCTGCTGCTCACCTATGCCCGCAGCTTGCCCCGGCATCTCGTGGCCAGGCGCATGGGCAAGGCTGAAAGCACGGTCAGCCGCAACCTGGAAGATGCAGACCGCGTGATTGCCCGCTGGCTGGATGACAAACAGATTGCGCGCGATGCTGCCAAAAAGAGTTTTACGACATAGAGCTTTTAGGTACATTTCAGGCAAGCTGTGTAATTCGTGTCACCACCCCGAACACATCGCCCTAAACCCCTGCAGGCCACTACTTGCAGGGGTTTTTCTTTAAGCGGCAACTGCTTCAAGTTGCGCCCTCGGCATGAAGTAGGCGCTGATGCACAGCGCGAGGGATGCCCACACACAGGGACGCTGCATCGTCGCGGAGTACCGAACCCGCATTCATACCGTACCGTGGAGCAGTCAGGTAGCTCGCTGGTCTCATAAGCCAGAGGTCGCAGGTTCAAGTCCTGCCGGTGCAACCAACCAACAACCATGCCACAAGCCGCCCCACGCCCCTGCACACAGCCCGGCTGTGGGGCCTTGGTGCGTGATGGGTCAGGTCGGTGTGCATTGCACCCCCGGCCAGCCTGGAAGAAGGCTGCAGGGGCAACCAAGCGCATCACTGGGCGCAAGCTCCAGGCCATGCGTGCCGCGTTGTTTACGCGTGATCCCTTGTGTGCTGAGTGCAAGCGGTTGGGCAGGGTCACCCTTGCCACGCTGCGTGACCACATCACCCCGCTGGCTGAGGGCGGGCAAGACAGTGACGACAACGTGCAAGGCCTCTGCCATGCATGTCACGAGGGCAAGACCCTTGCAGAGGCGTTGCGCGGCCGCAACCGTTGGGCAGGGTAGGGGGGCATCAAATCTCTGGAGCCCTATCACCGGAAACCGACCTAGTAGCCAAATTTTTTCACGCGGGAGTATTGGGGAGGGGGGGTACCCCCTGCCATGCATCCGGTAGGTGTGCAGGCGTCTGCACTTTCAAAATTCGGAGGTTTTATGGGGCAACGAGGTCCAAAGCCGTTGCCTGGGAATGTCCACCAGTTGCGCGGTAACGCCAGCAAGAAGCCGCTGGGCTCTATCCTGGATGAATTCCGCCCGGAGGTAGAGATTCCCGACTTCCCCTCCTGGATATGGCCAGAGGCCAAGAAAGAATGGAAGCGGATCAGCGCCGAGCTGGAGCGCTATGGGTTGGTGTCCAAGTTGGACCGTGCCGCCTTGGTGCTGTACTGCCAGGCCTGGGCCAAGATGGTTTGGGCAGAGCGCATGCTGGCCCGCGCCATGAAAGCAGCGGATGAAGCCCGTGACCAGGCAGAGAAGGCGGGAGAAATTTACACCGGTGGCGATGGCCTGATGGTCAAAACGGCCAGCGGAAACTTCACCTATTCGCATCACTGGGTTGTCGGCAAGCATGCGGCTGCCGAGGTCAAGCGCTGCCTGGATTTGTTCGGTCTGTCGCCCTCGGCGCGTTCGCGTGTCACCACCAGTGATAACCGGCAGGGCAGCCTGTTTCAAGAAGGCACGCAAGACCAATGGAGCGCACTGTAGATTCAGCGACACCATTCGCCAACATAGCAACCGCGTATGCCCAGGACGTGGTGGCAGGAAAGATCGCCGCATGCAAGTGGCACCGGCTGGCCTGTCAGCGGCACTTGAAGGATCTGCAGCGGATTGGCTCACCTGGATTCCCGTATGTGTGGAATCCCGAGCTGACCAGCACCAAGGGCAAGAAGTACTTCCCCGGCGAGCGGGTCTGCAAGTTCGCCGAGCTAATGCCCCACATCAAGGGAGACTGGGCAGCGCTGGGCAAGCTGATCAAGCTGGAAGCCTGGCAGATCTTCATTCTGTGCAGCATCTTCGGATGGGTGCATGTGACAAGCGGCAAGCGGCGCTTTCGTATCGCGGACATCATTGTCCCGCGCAAGAATGCGAAGTCCACCATTGCGGCTGTCATCGGCCTGTACATGCTGGGCCCTGACGAAGAGTTTGGTGCCGAGATTTACAGCGGCGCCACATCGCAAGACCAGGCGATGGAAGTGTTCAGGCCTGCGCTGCTGATGTCGCGCTCCACGCCCCGCTTCTGCCAGGCGTACGGTGTGACGGTCAACGCATCCAACCTGTCGATTTCAGAAAACAACTCCAAGTTTGAGCCGGTAATCGGCAAGCCTGGTGATGGTGCGTCGCCCAGCTGTGCAATCGTGGATGAGTACCACGAGCACAAGACCTCCGAGCTGTTCGATACCATGCAGACCGGCATGGGTGCGCGGTCGCAGCCGCTCATTCTGGTAATCACTACGGCCGGGTCGGATATCTCCGGGCCCTGCTTCCTGCATCAGGGGGAGCTGCAGAAGATTCTGGAAGGTGTGGTCGAGAATGACCAGCGCTTTGGCATCGTGTTCACGATGGATGATGATGATGACTGGACCAGTGAAGAAGCGCTGATCAAAGCCAACCCGAATTACGGTATCTCCGTTGATGCCGAGTTTCTGAAGCTGCAGCAGCGCGATGCTCAGGAAAACCCCCGTAAGCAAAACACCTTCAAGACCAAGCACTTGAATGTGTGGGTTGCAGCAGCATCGCCGTGGTTGAACCTGCACAAGCTGCAGCAGGCCGGTGACAGTGCGCTGGATATCCAGTCGCATGCTTGGGATGGCAGCGCTATTGGCCTAGACCTTGCCAGCAAGCAGGACATCGCCAGTGCGGTCGCCCTTTGCTGGATTGGGGAGGGTGAAGAGCGCCACTACTACGCCTTCTCGCGCAACTATGTGCCCGAGGCAGCGTTGCAGAAGCCGGAAAACGCGCACTACCAGGCATGGGTTCACTCCAATCACCTGATTGCCACGCCTGGCAACATGATCTCGCTCTCGCAGATCGAGGAAGACGTCCTGGAGATCTGCAGCCAGATCGGGACACGCGAAGTTGCGAAAGACCCCTGGGGCGGCCACCAGATGGGTGCAAACCTGGAAGCCGAAGGGCTGGTGGTGGTGGACATACCGCAGCAGGTCCGGTATCTGAGCGACCCAATGAAAGAAATTGCTGCCCTGGTGGACTCTGACCGCTTCCACCATGACGGCAACCCCTGTTATGTCTGGATGCTGAGCAATGTGGAAGTGAAGGAAGACCGCAACGAAAACGTCTTCCCACGCAAGGCCCGCGCAACCAACAAGATCGATGCGGCCATAGGGACCATCGTCGCCATGAACCGAGCACTGGCAACAGTCGAATCAACAAACATTCAACAAGGCTTTGTAATACTGTGAACCAAAACACCAGCTGGACCGATGCGCAGCGCCGTGCAGCTGTGCCGGGTTCGCCCATCCTGACGAATTGGCGTGCTGAGCGGGAGGCTTTGCGCCAGAGCAAAACGCCCGCCATGTCAAACGTAACCTATGACCAGTCGGTCATGGATGCCTTTGGTGTGATGCCCGGCGCGGCAGGCATCACTGTCACGCCCGTGTCAGCCATGCGTGTAGCTGCCGTATTTGCGTGCGTGCAAAAGATTGCGGGTGCCATCAGCACGCTGCCGCTTGATTTGTACAAGATGGATGGCGACACCCCGGTCAAGCAGCCGCGTGACGACCTCTGGTACAAGCTCAACGAGCAGCCTAGCCCACAGTACACCGCTGCAAGCCACTGGGAAGGCGTCAGTGTCAACCAGCTGCTGCGTGGTGATGGCTTTACCTGGGTGCGGCGCAATGTGAACAACACGTTCCGCGAGTTCTTGCCACTACCCTGGTCGGCGGTGCATCCCCAGCTGCAGACGGATGGCAGCGTGCGCTACTACATCAACTACCAGGGCATCAGCACCTGGATACCACCCGAAGAAATTCTGCACTTCCCCGGCTTCGGGTTTGATGGCCTCAAGTCCATGTCGGTCATCGCCTACGCTGCTCGCAATGCGGTCGGCAACGCCCTGGCCATGGATGAATACAGCGGTAAGTTTTTCCAGAATGGTGCCCACCCATCCATCATCCTCAAGTCTGCGGGAAAGATGAATGCTGAGCAGATCGCCAATCTGCAGACAGCTTTTTCCAATAAGTATGCAGGTCTGGACAATGCCCACCGACTGCCCATGGTGCTCACCGAAGGGCTGGATGCCAAAGAAATCAGCCTCAGTGCAGAAGACGCCCAGCTGCTGGAGGCCCGCAAGTTCCAGGTGATCGACATTGCCCGCGCCTTTGGTGTGCCCCCGCACATGATTGGCGAGACCAGCGCAAGCACCAGCTGGGGCAGCGGCATCGAGTCCATGAGCCGGGGCTTTGTCACCTACACCCTGCAGCCGCACCTCAAGCGCATCGAGCAGGAACTCAACCGCAAACTCTTCCCCCGCGATGTCGGCCGCTTCATCCGCTTTGACCGCGAAGCCTTGATTGAAGGCGACAGCAAAGCCCAGGCTGAATACAACCGTGCGGCCCTCGGCGGCCCCGGTACCGGCCAAGGCTGGATGAGCGTGGATGAGATCCGCAAAGCCAAAGGCCTGGCACCCCGTGGCGGCACCTCTGCCGAAGTTTATGACCCGCGCGACGTTGCTAAGGCAAACGCAAGCGCATCCAACCAAGGTGCAAACCCATGAACATCCTTCAACTCCTGCGCGACAACGCAGGCCGAACCAAACAGCCATGCAACCTGGTGCGCAACAGCATCGATGAGGCTACGGTCTACATCTACGACCTGATCGATTCGTATTGGGGCGTCAGTGCCAGCGGCTTCATCGCCGAGTTGGACGCGGTGGCCGATGCCAAGGTTCTGCACGTGCGCGTCAACTCGCCTGGCGGTGATGTGTTCCAGGCCAAGGCCATCGCGGAAGCCATCAAACGCTTCTCGGGCAAGACGATTGCGCACATTGACAGCCTGGCTGCCAGTGCCGTTACCAGCATCGCCATCGCCTGCGATGAAGTCGAGATCTCCCCGAGCGCATTTTTCATGATCCACAACGCATACGGTGCGGTATGGGGTGACAAGCAAGCCATGCGCGACACTGCCGACCTGCTGGAAAAAGTAGAAGGGTCCATTGTTTCCGGCTACGTCAGCAAGACCGGAAAAGATGCCGCAGAAGTATCCGCCTGGATGGACGCTGAGACCTGGTTTTCGGCTGACGAAGCGGTTGCCAATGGCTTCTGCGACCGCCTGGCATCCACTGCCGAAAAGAGCACCACCAACACCTGGAACCTGGCGGCCTTTAACAAGGTCCCTGAAGCGCTAGCCACACCTCCAGCTCCAGCGCCCGCAGCCGACCCCACACCCAAACCCAAAGGCACAACGCAAACCAACCGGAATACGTTGCGCCTGGCAACCCTTGTGTAGCGCTTCTCGCGCAAAACAAACCGTCAAGGCCGGACGCCTTGCATCCCTTGGGGGCCAGTTGGCTCCCATTTTTTTTGAAAGATCGCTATGAAAAACATTCAAGCCCTGCGCGAGAAGATTGCCAACCTCGCAAAGCAAGCCAACCACATCCTCGCCGAAAAGGGCGATCAAACCTGGACTGTTGAAGACCAGCAAAAGTTTGACAACCTGGCCGACGAAATTGAACGCGCCAAAGCCCAGATCCGCGCTGAAGAGCGCATGCGTGATCTGGACGCAGACAAGTTCTTCAACGAAATCACCAACGGTGGAACCAAGCCTGGCCAGCGCCAGGAAGACGGCTCCATCAGCGTGCGCGATGCAGTCGCCCTGTATCTGCGCAACGGCAGCAACGTGACTGCCGAGCAAGCCATTGCCATCCGCAATGCCATGTCCACCACGACCGCTGCTGAAGGCGGCTACACCGTTCCCTCCGAGATCGCCGCCATGGTGATTGACAAGCTCAAGGCCTACGGTGGCATGCGCGACGTGGCTACCATCCTTCCCACATCCACCGGCGTGGCCATGAACTGGCCTACTTCGGATGGCACAGCAGATGTGGGTGAAATCGTTGGGCAGAACACTGGCGCCAATGCTGGCGACATCGTATTCGGCACCATTGGCCTCAATACGTTCTACTACACCTCCAAAAAGATTGCTTTGCCATTGGAGTTGATCCAGGACAGTGCTATCGACGTGATTGCCTACGTCATTGACCGCCTGGCCACGCGTATCGCCCGGATCCAGAACACCCACTTCACAGTTGGTGGCGGTACTACGGTCCCTGATGGCGTGATTCCGAAGTCGGCAACCGGCAAGACTGGCACCACCGGTCAAACGCTCACCGTCATTTATGACGACCTGATCGACCTCAAGCACTCGGTCAACCGCGCTTACCGTCGCAATGCCTCGTACATGATGAATGACCTTTCGGTCGCCGTCGTGTCCAAGCTGAAAGACACTACTGGACGCCCGATCTGGACGCCAGGCGATGCTGAAAGCATTGTGGGCGGGAAGCCTGACACCCTGTGCGGCTACCCCGTTGTCATCAATGACGATGTAGCGGTAATGGCTGCCAATGCCAAGTCCATTGCCTTCGGTGACTTCAGCAAGTACACCATCCGCGATGTGCAGGGCACCACCCGCATCCAGCGTTTTGACGACTCGGCTTTTGCCCTGAGCAACCAGGTCGGCTTCTGCGGTTGGACACGCTCGGGAGGCAATTTGCTGGATACCGCTGCTACCCGCGTTTACGTCAACAGCGCGACCTAAGCAGACCTTTCCGATCCGGGCACGCCAGCCGTGCCCGGCTTGTAAACCCATCCGAGATAAACCATGACCAAACTCATCGCTCTGGCCGTGATCGCTGCAGGCATCATCGCCGCTGACTCTGCCGAAATTCCCGAAGGTGCTCCATTCGAGGTATCCCCAGAAGCCGCCGAACCCTTGCTCACCCAAGGCCTTGCCAAGCTCGCGGACGCCCCCTTAGCACCCGCCCCCAAGCCCAAAGCCGTCAAGGTGCGCGTACTGGTGGCCTGTGCCTATGGCCAGCCCGACGACGTGATCAGCCTGGCTGCTGACGTTGCCAAGCTGGCTGAAGACGGTGGGCAGGTAGACAGTAACAAGGCTGCTGTGGCATATGCCATGAGCCTGAAAGACCCAGTCTAACCACCCCGCAAATTGCTGCGCAATGCGCTGCATCCCGTAGCGCATTCCACAGACATTTTCAGGAGCACACACCATGGCAACCGGCGACATCAAATGGTTTCAGCAAGGCCTGCTGGACCTCGGCAACAAAATCCACAACCTCAGCAGCGACGTGCTGCAGCTGGGCATTGTCACCAGTGCAGTGGCCCCCTCGATGGCCACTGCGGCACCCCACTGGGGCGGCACTGGCACCACCAACTTTGCAACCAACCAGGTCGGCACTGGTGGCGGCTACACCGGCCCGATCACGCTGGCTGGCGTTACCTGGAGCAATGTTGCAGGCGTCCCAACGCTGCGGGCAACTGACCCGGTGATTCCGCAGAATGCCGCTGGCTTTGCCAATGGTGCTTACGGCATCATTTTCAACAGCACCGATGCCAACAAGCGGGCGCTCGGCTTCATCGAACTCAGCGCTGCTGGCACCTTGAGCATTGTGTCGGGCAGCTTCACCGTCGACTTCCAGGGCGCTGGTACCGACGTGTTTCGCATCACTCCGAGCTGATCGCCCATGCTGCTACTCACCAGCGTCAGCGACATTGTTCGCCTGATTACCGGCGCTGCCGCGTCCACCATAGAGGTGCATACCAGCTATGTGGACGTGAGCGGCACCACCATCACGCCCGGCCGCACCAACACCCGCATCACCACGGCCACCACGACAACCATCGTGGCCAGCCCGGCCGCCAGCACCCAGCGCAACGTCAAGGCCATCTACGTCACCAACAATAGCGTTGGTACATCGTGCGTGGTGGGTGTCGAGCACTTTGACGGCACCAACAGTGTCGAGCTGATGCAGTTTGTGCTGCTGCCTGGCGAAAACATGGGCTACCGTGAAGACGGCTCATGGGTGCACCGCGACCAGAACGGCGCAGAGTACCCGGCCGCTGGCCTGGGCAACTACGGCGGCAAGTCCATCCCCTTCATGAAAACGTCCACAGCGGCGGACGTAGCAGGCTGCTGGTATTGCACCAGCAAGGACGCAGGCTACCCCGGCGCATGGGCTGTTGGCACACCCGGTGTGAATGGCCGCGTGACAGACGGCACCACGGCGGCGGACTATGGCTGCATCTCTATCCCCAATGCGGCAACCGGTGGTAACTACCTGACCGCGTTGGAGATGGCCTCGTCGGTCAACCACACCAACGACTTCTTCGATTGCCTCTGGGTGAATTCCGGCCTGGTGGTCACCACCACGACCGCACAGGCGATCACTACGCCCACGCTACCCGCACGGGACGTGAACGGAACCACCAACGGCGAAGGCTGCACCATTGCGCTGCTGTTCACGGCGGCATCTACGCTGGCTGCAGCGGGTGCCAACCTGACCGTCAGCTATACCAACAGCAAAGGCGTAGCGGGTCGCACTGCTACGCTGTCGGCCATTGCTGGCTCGCAGGTTCCACAAACGCCTGTGATTGGCACGATCGTATGGTTCCAGCTGGCTGCGGGTGACACCGGCGTGCAGAGTATTCAGAGCATCACGCTGGGCACCTCCATGCTGACCGGCTCCATCAGCCTCATGATCTGCCGCGACATATCGACCATCGGCACGGCCGTGGTGAATGTGTCCACACCCAAACTCATCGGCTCGCCCGGCATCAGGCTTTACAACGGTACGTGCCTGCTGCACAACATCTTGTGCAGCGCTACCACGGCGACCTTCTTCAGCGGCTCGCTGGCCGTCATGGAGAAATAGCCATGGTGATCATCGGCATCAAAGACGGTGTGGTCGAAATCTGCGTCAGCGTGGACGATCTGCAAACCCTTTCCGAGATGTACCCCGAGCACCAGCTGCAAGAGCAGGTGGGCTCCGAAAACATTGGCTGGACATACGACGGCACTACCTTCACCCCACCACAGGGCTAACACATAGCATTCCTCGGCTGGTTTGATGGCGAACTGCGCCCCGATGCGTGGTTCGATGCCGAGCTGCAGCCCGCTGGCTGGTGGGACACCGAGATCATCGACACCACAGTGGGTGGCGGTGGCGGCAACACAACCGTCACCTGCAACGTAGGCACCGCCAGCGCTGTTGGTGTTACTCCCGGCATTGCCAGAACGCTCCAGACCCAAATAGCTGCTGCGGCTGCAACCGGTGTGCCGGTGGTGCTGCCGGTCAAGACTGCGGCATCGGTCGCGGCAGCCAGTGCAGTGGGCGTCAGTGCCCTGGTGCATCGCACTTTGGTTTGTACGGTTGCAGTATCGGCAGCGCAAGGCGTCAGCGCCCTGTTGCCTACGGTGCTGCCGGTTGCAATAGGCGCTTCCAGCGCCACTGGCGTTACCGCCGCAATCAGCGTATCCGGCTCCACCGTCATCACCTGCACGGTGGGCAATGCGCTGGCCACGGGTGCCGGTGAGTTGACCAACATCACCGTGTCTGCAGCACCTGGTGCTGCAGCGGCTGCAGGTGTCACAGCCAGCATCAGCCAGCGCTTGGTGGCTGTGGTGGGTGCAGCGTCGGCAACCGGCGGGCAGGCCTTGCTACCCCAGACCATGCCCATGGCAGCGGGCGGGGCGGCAGGGCAAGGTGTCACCGCCACCATCAGCCAGTCGTCAGCCAACACCATCACCTGCAGCGTGGCAGGGGCAGCGGCAGCGGGAGTAGCAGCGCAGATCAGCACCGCGCTCAAGGCCACTGTGGCGGCGTCCAGTGCAGTTGGTGAAACCGCTGCGACCGGTCTGCGCCTGGCAGCCCTAACGGGTGACAGTGCAGCCATCGGCCTGTTGGCACAGTTGCATCGCATTTTCGGAATGACGGCAGGCGATGCGGTGGCCACCGGTGTGGCATTCACTCTGCGCAGTAGCAGCGATGTATTGCCCGGCGCATTGGTNGGNGATCGCCCTGAAGTGGATACCACCAGGGCCGGACATTTTGGAGACGACAGACCGGTGCAGG